ACCAGATGTGAAACCCATAGTAGTCAATACGTTACCTGCGCCTGCTGTTAAGATAATTCTATTAGTATTATCATGCGGTAATATTTTGCAGAATAAATTTAATCTGCCTGCACTATCTACACTTGCGCTTAGTCCTGCCCATGTGAGTGCATTAATAATAGTTGCGATACCATTTACATTGTTATTTGGAGCAGCAGGAACTGTGATTAATTTAGACTGACCGCCACCTAAACTTATTGTGAATGTGTCTCCTGAATTTAGTGTTGGAGAACTTGCTGTACCAACTGCTGTTGGAACGCTTGTTACCCACTCTAAACTACCTACTGGTACCCAAACATTGTTTGTAGTCTTTAAGAAAAATTGATCTGAATCATCTTCCCAGGGTGGACTGTATGTTTGTGGACCTAATACTGGTACGCCAGCATCAGTGCTTGCAATAACAACTGCATAATCCCCTACATTACCTATGCTTGGTAATGGAACATTACCTGCTACTAATGTTGAATCTGTGATTACAATAGGACTTTGTAAATCAAATGTTTGTGTTGTTGCGTTCCATTCATAGATGCCCCAAGTTGAGGTATCAGAATTTTGCCACCAAGTGCCATTACTTGGATCACCAACTGGTCTACCTTCTGAACCTTGCAATTCTGCAAGATTTACATCTGCTCTCATAACATAGCATGAATTAGTTGCGCCTAGTGCATAGTAGGCTGCTAACAAACCGTATTCATTTAGTTCGCCACCTTGAATTGGAGTGCCGCTACTAGTCTTTTGAAAGTAAGGGTTGCCATAAAGTGATATTAAGTCGCGTTGACTTGTAATACGATATAGTTTACCAGCATTTGCTGCTGTTGTACCCTGTGCTACTCCTGTACCATTTGGATTAGCCTTATCCTGTTGCGTTGCAATTAGTACAAATGGTACTGAATTGGTTGCTGATGGTAGATACTGTGATTGGTCGATGACTGTTACTTCGACGCCTGGTGATGTTAATGCCATTTTGTTTACTTCCTATGTTGTAATATTTTGAGGGTTACACACCCTGAGTGTTCATTATTATTTATGTCTCTAACCAAAAAAGTGTTGTTTAGCATACCTTCGAAGGTTTTTACGTTAAATAGAGTTATGGCATTATCAAGACCATTGTGTAATATATGCAATAAGCATCACGCTGCTATTAATTACGTAAAAGAGGGTATTAAGCATTACAGAAAGCACTGTGATGACTGCGGTAAGAAAAAAAAGAAAGGTAAATCTAGAACACCAAAATGGGAAACTACAGGCTACAAAAAGAAAACTGTATGTGATAACTGTGGGTTTAAATCAATCTATACATCACAAATGATTGTTTATTATATAGACGGCGATTTAGAAAATACAGACAATAGAAACTTACGTACAGTTTGTCTAAACTGTACTGAAGTAATAAAGCGTAAAGAAGTAAATTGGAAGCGGGGTGACTTACAAATTGATTATTGAATCAATTTTACGATGTAGTTCGTCTACAGAGCCACTATTATCAATAAAGAAATCGTAGTCCAGTCCTACACTACTATATTCGCTAGCATGAACTTGAAATTCATTAAGCAGCGAGATGGCGTGTTTATTTCCCTTATTAAATTGTACAGCTGCATCATACCAGTCTGGATTAGGGCCTCTTGATACTCTAATTGTTAAGCCGCCTGCACGTTTCACAGACTTTAATTCGTTAGGAAAACGACAATCACTTATAACAATATTATCCTTGATAGATCGTAATTTATTCTCTACACTAGCGATCCATATATCGTCATGAAACGCACGACGACCTACTTCAGTGCCCCATTGTTGAAGTACCCATCTAGGAGTTAGATGTGGGATTTGTAATCTTTCTGCCCACCAATTATCAACTGTATCGCGCCATTCACGGCTATACTTTGTTGTGCCCTCTAATAGTTCGCGTTCCCAACCAAAAATACTAGCCACAGCATCTTTGAGGGGTTCGGCATAACTCATACGTCGAAATCCCTTAAATGTAATTAGATAATCGGCAATGGTATCTTTACCAGAACCTATAAATCCTGCAACTCCTATAATCATAATTAAATTATATCAAAGATAAAAGTAGAAATCAACCTTGAATCCAAGTTAATGGTTGACTATAATCTTGATAGCGGCGTAAATCTTCAAGCAACCTTTCCTGTGCTTCTTTGGCTTCAGCCTTCATCGCTGAACCATTCAACGTAGTGCCGCCACCTGGACCAGCAATGGTACCATATTTTTCACGGGCTTCACCAATTATACTTTTAAGTGTTGCTAGTATAAAGTCACCTATCCAAACACTAGCACCTGGGTCTTGTAACAACTCCCATTCTGGACGTTGTATATCTGCCCAAATCAATACACGTTCCCCTGTACCCTTAAAATCACGTACAAGTTTAATAATTTTAGTAACAGGATTAAATGTGTATGTTACATATCCACCGAACATACGTGCTGCTAGTTCGACATAACCTGCATAGAAATCATATGTTGCCATACCACCTGTGTAGTTGTAGTTCAACAAATACGTGTTTAGAATCGCACTACTGAATGGGTCAAAACTTGATGAACTTGGGCCTGTTTCTAGACCCACTGTTCTACGAAAGATACTACGAACATTTATAAACTCGCTAGGTAATGTATAGGTGTCTACATTCTTTATAATTGTCATTAACGTATAACTTTCAATTGTAGCATTTTGTGCCCTTTGTCTATACAATTTAATTGTATAGTTATACGCTGCTTCAAAATGTTGAGGATCTAACTCAAGATCAATAATGCCATCACCTAAACGTAGTTTAAGGTTTTTAAAAAGACCTTCTTTTAGTTCTTCTAAATTTGCATTCGTTGGGACGCTTAATGGATCCGCTGACATGATATATTCCGATAAATTATATTGTATTTATCGAAATTAAAGATCATTCTCTTTACGATTTTCGCTATGATAAACGTCAAATTTACCGCCCGGATAACGTGCTTCAAGTTTGCGTACATTCTCTGCGATAACTTCATTAGGGTCTAAATCTAGCGCACGACAAGTGTTGATCCAGTACCACATGATATCGCCTAATTCACGTTTCATATGAAAAAGATTTTCTTGTGTCAATGGTTTGCCCTGAAACAACATCTTCTTTACAATCTCAATTAACTCACCTGCTTCAGCAGTTAAACCAATTGAACCTGTCATCAACAATGGTACATTAATATTTGGACCATGCATGTACTCACCGTCTGCTCCGTATGATTCATAATTGGCATCAAGACGGTCCAAACGATTCATAAACTCTGTTAGATCATTACTCTCTTTACTAGTAACAGCCTGTACGAATTCCTGATATTTCTTTAAGTCAACATTTTTCATATTTTACCGTCCGCAATATTTCTAAAAATTAATTTTCTTTGTTCTTCCCCTATCAAGGCATCAAAAATTAATCTTGACTTATAAATCATGACTGATGCAATCATTAGCAGTTCTTCAGGGGTCTGTGCATTTTTTACAGCAGATTCAACTGGCAACATATACTGTGCCATTTTAATTTCTTCTGCACTACTAATTTGTGCTTGATCTGTTTGTTGTTCTTGTGTCATACTAAATCCTTAAACATTTGTTTTCGACCTTCTACTCCAAGAGTAGCATCAAAAATTTCTCTCGTTCTCTGCAACATAGCACAGGCAATCATCAACTGATCGTTTCTATCATTTGTGGTAAGTATTGCTGTATCAATAATTTGCATCATTGTTCCCATACGTTGTTCGATAGGGTCAAACTCATATTTACTACTCATTAGAATGCCCTCAATATAATCATGTTAGCATTGAAGCGACCATTGGGCTTTGCAACAACTGCTTTAATACTGTCAAAGAATTTACGTGCTGCGGGCTTGCTACCCATAATCACTTTGATCTGTTCTTCGGGCTTGCGCAGAGTTTTAATCTGCGATTCCTTAGTACAGAAACCAATCACAGTATTGCCCTTGACACTAAGACTCTTAGTGTACTCGTCAGCAACATAGTGATGCAGTTTGCGCTTCTTAGTATCATAGACCCAAGCCTCGCTACTGTTATGTAATTTAGTTGGGCTGATACTTTCAAGTTCCAGTTTCTCAAGTTTGAATGTCTTGAGATACTTTAACTTGCGTACAATCTTCTCAACGGGCACCGCCTTCTTAGCACGTGGCTTCTTGCCTGCTTTCTTCATGCCGATATAAGCATTGAGGTCACTAATGACAGTCTCAATTGCACTTACGATGTTACGCAATTGAATCTTACCGAATCGCTGATAGGCTTCGTTTAACTGCTCATCTTTGCCTGACACAACTTCGTTGTACTCGTCCAACTTACTCTGCCAAGCACTAGCCAATAGATGAACATGTTGGGGTAGAATGTTGCGTTGTGACAACAAATCGATTGCCTTGATGCCTTCCTTACCAGCACCATTTTTTAGATAATCGTCCCACTGACCCTCAAGTTCACCACCAACTTGCAGAGTACGCTCACGCATAATCTCCTGTACGTTGGGACGGTTGTTGACCACACCAAGTGTATGTTCAACATACACTTCGGGTTGCACTAAAGCAACAAGACGATCAATCTCAGTTTCCAATTTTGCCTGAGTGTCGTGTCCCACGACACTGCCGCGAGTGATACATCGTGCGAGCCAACCATAAGTCGGGACTACATGCCGATCATTGACACGGCGTATCGTTTTCGCAACTTGTTGCTTTCCTGCAACTTCAAGATACTGTGCGATAAACTCTTTCGCGTCCTTGTTATCGTAAAAGTGATTGTACCAACTGAACGCCTTACTGAGGTCCCATTGCGTACACTCGACATTTGGGTCAAACTTAGGTTCGGGCCCAATATACTTTGCGTCAGTGTCGCGCGGGTGCAACTCTTTAATATCAGATTTAGTCTTGACCATAAAAAACTCCGTAGAGACAGTATTTGTAATTATAACAGGATACGGGTCAGATGTCAAGCGAAATTTTTAACTAAAAATCCAGTGAAAAGTCTGTGAAATTTTGCATACTTTATGGGTAAAGTTAGACCCAAATTATCTTGCAAGAACACTTGCAAATATTCATACCCCTCAGTATCCATAAAGATATCTAAATCAAAATAAACTGGATTACTTATTAACGTTTTTACCCAATCTGTACCTACTGCGCGTTCGTTTATAGCATCACTAGTATAATCAGTTGGACAACTATTATCTCCGTGTATCCAAGGTCCCAATTTATGTCTATTGTTTAAAATTTCAGACTTTGGCCATTTACAAATTATGTACTTCATTGGACTAAATTCATATTTGTGCAAGGCGTCACTATTCACGTATTCAAATCCATGAGTAGTAAAAACAAATTTTTTTGATAAAGATTTGATATATTCGCCGTTTTTGTTTAACCATTCAGGATGGACATTCTGTAATAAGAATCTATCGTCTTTATAACTTCCCAGCGAATATGATGTGTGAACATTTGTGCTGTACCCATATTGCTTTGTTAGATTAAAATAAATTTCTTCAAGATATTTTTCGTAGTTATCTACAATTGCTCTAGGCTCTACTCCTTCACACAAACTTATTAAATTTGCTATATGATTTCCGCCCATACCCGAAGGATAAATCAATGTTATATACTTGTAATCTTCCATTACTATCACCCAGTATAAAATGACATAAATACTATGTATGCCTAAGTTATCTTTATATACTCCAGTTAAGCAGAACGATTATAAATTTATGGATAAAACCATAAGTGAAATGCTGACTGTAGGGGGAACGGATCTTTATATTCATAAGTATTTAGGCCCAAACGCACTTACACCTAGCCCAGACTACACTCAACCGCAATACGCTAATGTAAGTCCATTAAACATACAAGATTTGTTGTTTTTAGAAAATCGTGACAGAATTTACGATCCAAATATCTATAGATTGCGTGGGCATTACAACGTACAGAATTTAGATTTTGATTTAAGTCAATTTGGATTGTTCTTAAACAACGATATCATATTCATTACTGTTCATTACAACGACATGATTGATATTGTAGGACGTAAACTAATGGTAGGTGATGTATTAGAATTACCACACTTACTAGATTACAATCCACTTAAAGAAACTATTCCAGTCGCACTAAAAAGATTCTATCAAATTACAGACGCTAACTTTGCTAGTGAAGGATTTAGTCAGACATGGTACCCGCATCTATGGCGCATTAAGTGTGAACCATTAGTAGATAGTCAAGAGTTCAGTCAAATATTACAAGAACCAATTAATCAAGACAATTATCTTGGACTTTGGGATAAAGATAAAACTTATCCTCCTGGATATGTAATTAGTTACGGCGATAAAAACTATATTAGTATTAAAGAAGTGCCAGCTGGTATTAACCCTCCTAATCCAGAATATTGGCAACTTGATACTAATCAAAATCTTAAAGATATACTGGCAACATACAATAAAAATATTGAAATCAATAATGCACAATTAGAAGAAGCAAAACGTATTGTACCTAAAGCAGGTTATGACAACACAAATCTTTATGTTGTACCAACATATGGAATTTATGAATCAAACAATACATTAAGCAACAAGTTAGATCAGCCTGCACCTCCTATAAATGTTGTAACATACAGTGGTGGTAGTCCGGGCACAGGCGGTTTCGGCACAGTTGTTTATATGCGTCATCCTAATTATAAAAAAGCAGCACCTGCTATTAAAATTAACAAAGAAACATTAAAGTCTATTTGGGATATGACTGCTGATGCTGATATGTCTGAAAAACTAGACAAGTTCGTGCAGGCTAGTTTAGAGGTAATAGAAGAGGCGCCATCACTTACTAGTACAGGATCAGGCCCACTAGTAGGTAATCAAACACTAACTGTTCAATCACTGGGCCCTGTTACAGGACCATATGGAACTGCCGATAATACATATGCTACAGCAGATTCTAATTTAGAAGCACCTGGATTTACTGGTACAGTCAGTTCTGTTATGGACTGGCGCGCAGACTGTATACCCGGGTATCAGTATATTGCTAGAGCAAGTCCAAGAAGTTTTGGTTATGAAGCAGGATACTTAACCGGTGATGGTACCGCACCAAATGGTTACCCGTTAGGCGCAGGTATAAGTTTCCCACAGAATCCTCAAGTAGGTGATTACTTCTTACGTATTGACTACTTCCCACAAATCTTATATCGTTGGGACGGACAACTATGGATCAGAATAAGCACTAATGTAAGAACAGAAACTGGATATACATTAGATGATAAGTCACAACAATCAGGATTTATAAATAACGATGGTGAAATTTATTTGAACGCAACACAGGAACTTGTGCCTTCTGCGCAACCACTGTCTCAAATTTTACAAATAGCCCCAGACAATTTACCACCAATAGAGTAAGACATGGCACAATTTTTTTATGACAATCAAATACGCAGATTCTTAATACAGTTTGCAAAAATTTTTAGTAACTGGTACGTCACTAAAGGTAAAGATCCTAATGGTAATGATATTTTAGTACGTGTGCCTATTATGTACGGCGATCAAAGTAGACAGGTATCAACTGTAATTGCTAATAATAGTGCAAGCACTACTCCATCTGCGCCTTTAATTACTTATTGGATAAGCGCCTTAGAATATGATCAACGTAGAACACAAGTCCCTACTTTCGTTGATAAAATAAATGTAAGACAACGTGCATACAACACGGACACAGGCTCATATGAGCAAGTGCAAGGGCAAGCATTTACAATTGACAGATTAATGCCAGTACCATATACGCTACGTATGCAAGTTGATTTTTGGACTACAAACTATAATCAGAAATTAGAACTTATTGAACAATTAGGTACACTTTTTAATCCTAGTCTTGAAATTCAAAGTACAGATAACTTTGTTGATTGGACTTCATTAAGTGTAGTATACCAAGATGGGCTCACATTTACAAGTCGTAATATTCCTCAAGGAACTAATAATCCTATTGATGTCATGACATGGAAGTTTTACATGCCTATATGGTTAAGCACTAGTTCAAAACTCAAAAAACTAGGTGTGGTAAACAAAGTTATTGCAAGCATTTATAAAGGAACAGCACTACAAGATATCCAGGATGACGATTTGTTATTGGGGACACGACAAAAAATAAGCCCATACGGATATAAAGTTTTGCTAGTAGGTAACACTTTGCAATTGCTCCCAAACGCAAGTGCATTCAATCCACCTAATACAGATTTAGAAACTCCGGTACCCCCTGATACTGATTTATATTGGCCAAGTTTATTAAACATGTACGGCGCATACAAACCCGGTATCAGTCAAGTTTGGTTACAGAACCCATATATGGATACGGACATAGTAGGTACAATTGTAGTTGATCCTACAGATGCGCGTTACCTAATTTATAATATAGATACAGATACATTACCGCAAAATACACTAGATCCGGTAGATGCAGTTATAAACCCACTTTTACAAGGGCCCAATGCAGGGTTGCCTGGTCCTGTTAATGGACGCAGATATCTAATTGTTGAAGATATCGGTAGTCCAGGTTCTAGCACTACAGCCTGGGGAGATTTGGTTGCTAGTGCCAATGATATTATACAGTTTAATGCAAGCACAATGACTTGGTTTGTTTCATTCGATGCCAGCGCATCAACAACTGTTCAATATGTTACTAACCTAAATACAAATATCCAATATCGTTATGTTGATCAGGAAGGACAGTGGATGAAATCTTATGAAGGTTGGTATGGAGAAGGAGACTATAGTATTGTAATATAACCTATTTTATATTATAATAAGTTATGTCTAATACTTCAGCCGGAGTTTTCTTTTATTGCAAAACCTCTAAGAGGTTTTTATATCTTTTACGCAATGATAAAAACGGACATAGTTGGAGTATACCCGGCGGCAAAATTGAAAAAGATGAAACACTCTTAGATGGACTAATGCGTGAGTGTATGGAAGAGATAGGTAGTTTTCCAAAAGACGCAAAACTAATTCCTATTCAAAAATTTGTTAATAATAGTTTTACATATCACACATTTTTTTGTTGTGTTGAACTAGAATTTATACCAACGTTAAATTATGAGCATAACGGATATGCATGGGTAGACGAAGGTTTGTATCCTAAACCCATGCATCCTGGACTATTTTCAACAGTCAATATTGATGTGGTGCAAGAAAAATTAAGTATACTTACTGCTGAGTAAAAATATTTTGTATACCTGACCAGCCTAGTGCCCCTGCTAGTGCTGCTGCTCCCATGAGCATCCAACGCCAACGTTCTAATGAACTTACTTTTTCTGCTAATTCACTGTGTTGCTCGGCATTTTCCTTTTTAAATTGATCCAACATTGTTTCATTATGTTGTGCATTTACTTTAAGACTTTCTTTAATTTCAGTTAAATCAGATTTCAGGTCGTCAATCTTTTCATCGAGGTTGGCGACCTGAACCTGAAGTACAGCAATGTCAGTGTCATGTTGTTTTGTTTTTAAACGTACAGATGCTGGCATTGTCGTTTCCTATTAAGCGTTACTGATAGTAACGATTGGATATGGCTGACCACCATAAGTGTTAGCAGCATAAGCACTATTAAATGTGCCGAATGCGGGTGAACTATTATTGATGTTTGCTGTGTTGTTTGGATCAGCAGTCACACCAGAATTTGCTGTGAACAATTCAGCAGTGTGATCACTTAATGATTGAACATTAACTGTCGCAGCATTTGCGTATGTTCCAACAATATTCATTGTACCAGGATATAAGGCAGCGTTTGCTAGATTTGCTGTATAGCATGGACCTACCAATCCGCTTGTTGTACCTTGTACCAAATACTTTTGCTTACCCTTTTGACGAACAATAAAGCCTGCTTCATTTGTTGCGAATTCAAATGCAACATCAGTTACATTTGCTGCTGCGTTTGCTGCAAATGTTGCGAATGTAGCATTAGCATTTGCTATATCATCAACAATACCTAAGAATACTCCGTCGGTAGTTGCTACTGACATACCATCTGCTAGTGTGTTAGCAAAGTCTGTGCCTACACCGTTGATGTTTGGGCTGTCATTAGCAACAGTAATTGTACCAGTGCCGTTTTGCGCGATTGCTACACGACATAATACTTGCTTACCGTAGATTGCTGTGTTACCACCAACTACACTATATGTGTTAGCATTAGTTGCTGGGTAGCCTGCACCACCATTTGGGTTATTGAAGTATGCATCAACAACGCCAACTGACATGCTTACTGTGGCTGCTGCTGTAGTAAGATTCATAGGTGTATAATTTGGGTTAGCACTCAACTCTGTTTGTGATACTTTGAAAGTGCTATTATTGCCTGAGTTAACTACTTCAAGAATCCAGTATGTAACACCTGCTGTCATACCGCCTGTTGTAGTTCCAACAATAAACGGCATGCCTTTGATGATACCTAGATTTGTGAAGTTTGCATTAGTAGTAACAATTTCAGTAGTACCGTTGACTCCTGTAATAGAAACCACTGCTTGCGCTTTTGCGATTTTAAGTGGACGACCCATTGTTTTTCTCCTATAATGCCGGGTTCTAGCCGGTACGCGGCGGGACCGCATAAACCAATAACAACAACGTCATTGGTATTATATATTTATCAAAAAATGCTATTTTATTACGCGACTATTATTCGCCTACTGGCGCGCCAAGTTCTGTTACTGAAAAGATACCTGTACCGCTTACAGCAATGTAAGCAATCTTATTGCCCTCGCCTACGATGAAACTATTATTCACTGTATTGGCAGGAATAATTTCGCAAGCAGTTAAGTTAGCAGTAGGATTGGTTCCAACTGATACAGCGATTGCACTGCTTGTCGTTGATATACGGACTTTTTCAGTGCCTGATGCTGCTGTTTGCTGACTTGATCCGCTTGGTGTGTAAATTGCTGCTGCCATAATATTATTTATCTTATAGTCTACCGACCACTACTTCGATGACCCCTTCATCGCCATGAAAGTTTGCTAGTGCTTTGCCTATTACAGTTCCCATCTTAGGTTCTGATGTAGCCGCTTTGGCAAATCCGTCGCCAGCACTAACCATCATATCACCTTTGCGAACATTGCCTTTTACCTTACAAGGTACACGACCTTGCAGAGCAATTGCCACAGGATGTTCACAGTTTATCATACCGTTCATCACATAGGCAGGGTCGGCTGATACCACACCAGCAATTTTATTTGATTCAATACCTGCTTTAGTGACTTCCTGCTCACCAGCAAAATCCAATACTGTGCCGGCTGGATAATGTTTATCTGCTGCGTAATATTCTGCTAAGTCAGCATATGTTGCTTGTAAACGTGAACCTGATGTAAGTGTCCAGTTACCTGTTATGTTACCAGCAGTGACGTTAGACCCGGTACTTATATCTGTTGTATATAACGTTCCAACGTTTGCGTTTGATGTAATACTTAAACTATCACCCGTAATATTTGAAGTAGCAGTAAAATTTACTGCTCTTACATTACCGGAACTATCACGCACTGCTACAGTGCTTACGTTAGGTAATATAGAACTATTGTATCCGTCTAATAGGTCGGCATTTAAATTAGTTACCACAGTAGTTGAATTTACTACAAGTGGAGCAGTACCAGTAGACACGTTACTTGTAAATTGTTGTGCAGTTATAGAATTACCAATATTAACATCTGTAATATTAGCGGTGCCTAATAATACTAATTGCTGCGTTACGTCATTATATGTAAGATTTAAACTACCATCTAATAAACCTGAATTATTGTATTGGATGGATGTTGATGAACCACCTGCAGTTGCGGTGCTAGCACCTCCAATTGGACTTAAACATCTACCTCCAGGAGTAAATGCTTCTACACCTGTGAACGTTGCTGTGCCTACACTATAAGTTGGCCCTGCAACGCCGTTTGGATAAATGGAATCAGATAATGTTATAGTAGTCGCATTTACTATTGCCTTAACATAATAAACAGTATTTGCATAAACACTACTGTTTGATGAATTTGTATTACCTACGAATGTAATAGGATTGTTGTTGGCAAATGCTGATGTATTTGCTAATGTTATACTACTTGCCACGCTATTACTGCCAGAAGCAGTGGTATACGGGAAAGGAGTAAATGCACTTGTATTAATTGGGGTCGCTAAACTAACGTCTTGATATAAAGCAAAACTGTTTGAAGTCAAAACCTTGGCATAATATGTTTGACCGTTTAATTGCGTCATCCCTGTGACATTAGTAATAGTGACTGCACTACCATTTACAAAAAAGTTATCGCTAGTAGTAGTAACCACACCTGGATTATTGCTACTTACATTAAGAATATTTCCAGTTACAGTACCTTTAGTAGTCCAGGATAAATTTCCAGTGCCGTCTGTTTCTAAAATGAAACCTAAACTGCCACCATTTAATTTAACATTAGATACATTACCTAACGTTATTAATCCCCCTGCGTCTCCACCACGGTTGACCCAGTTATTTCCATCATAAGTTAAAACTTGACCGTTAGCAACATTGTCAGGGTCAATGTCTAGATTGCCTTTGGCGCCATCTAGTTGACTAAAACTGATATTTGAGTATGAAGTAAGTACTTCAATGTTCTCGGCAGGATCTTCCTTACCTATGAATAAACGTTTCGCATCGCTTGCAAATCCTAATTCTGCTTCATCTAATTGAGGAAGATCGACTAACTCGCCTGATCTCTGTTGAATTTTGGAAATTTGTATAATAGCCATAGTTAATACTTACCGGTATATAACTATTTATGCTATTTTATTCTAGGAACTGATTATAATATTGCGTGAGTTTTTGATACCACAAATCAGTATATTTGTCGAATTCAGTGCCTTCAACTACAAATTCTTGATATTGATTATCTGCGCTACACATAAAAACTACACCCTTACGTATTTTAGTACCGTAAGTTTCATTATGTGCTAAAGCATATGCTGCTAATTGTAGAAAATAGTCATCGATCCATTCGCGCTTTTTAGGCTTGTTAGTCTGCTTGTGGTCCATAATACATTCCAAATTATCATGTACCCCTACTAGGTCAGTTGTGCCTGCATAAACCTCTGGAAAGTACAAACTGACTTCTGTACCCCAAAATTCTTGGCACTTGCTTAAACCTTGTTCAATGATAGTCTGAGCCATTTGATGACTTTGTATGCTATAGGGATTACTTCCGGGTTTGCCTGTATCACCTGTTTTAATGTGATTTTCAAGAAATTTATGCATACGTGTACCACGTCCTGCTGCTTCGGTAGTTATCTCTTTTGCTTTTTGTTCACCTACACGCTTACGCCATTCACGTAATGCCTGTTTCTTTTCTTCTGATTTCGTCGCATCAAGTATTGTGGTGACACTGGGTACTGCGAATCCATCTGGAGTTAGGTATTTACGAGAACCATTAATTGTTTCTCTTTTTAACTCGGTATACGGAAATTTATTTGGATTATAAATCAAACAGTAAAACTCTCGCCGCATCCGCAGCGTCCGCTTTCATTTGGATTTATAAACTCAAATTGTTCATTTAATCCTTTCTTTATATAATCAACTGTCATGCCATTAAGATATTCGTAGGCATCCTTAGTTACCCAAACATAAACATCATCGTGTATGCTTAGAAAATCTTCCGCTTTCCACTCATCAGCAAATTCAATTTGATAAGCGTAACCACTGCATCCTGTTTTTGTTACGCCCAATCTTATTCCTAGTCCTTTGCCGCGATCTTTTAATTGTTCTTTAAATCTAGTTTTGGCACTAGTAGTTAGAGTTATCATTTTTTAATTATATTGTAGTTGTTGTAAAAAATCAACAAAAAAGGTTATTTCTTTAAAGCCTTTTTAGCCATTTGTGCCACAGTTTTTTTACTGTCAGGATTGCTGCCCATAGATCCTGTTTTAACTTCTTCCTGTCCGACGAATACAACCTTGTCACCTTGAATATTTTTTACTAATTTATTTAAAGGAGGTTTTCCAACCATATTAATTAAATCTTCACGATCTAAGATTATATTATATTTTTGGAAATACTTTAGAAGTGTATCTACATCCCAATCAAAATCTACCTTTTTATTTTCAAGGTCAGATTTTAACTGGTCTATTGCGACAACAATACTAGTAACTAAAGGATTAGTATCGTCAAATTCAAAGAGATACATTTTTTATCTCTTTGCGCGACCTACATCACTACCTAATTTTTCTTCTGGCTCTTCTGCTGGTGGAAGTTCCGCAGTCATATCTAATTCTGCTGATTGTGTTCCTCCAGGTGTTTGTTGTGTAGCAATGTCTGTAACTGCCATTTCTTCGCCGCCGGCGCCTGGTGCGCCAAACATTCCATCACCTACACCTGTCAATTGATTCATTGCGCCTTGCATTGTTTGTTTGCTTTGACTTAATGTTTGATTTAATGTAGTTAATGCTTCGCTTGCTGATTGATTAAATGATTGTGATTCAGTAGCGCCAATTTCAGAACTAATGCTATCAGTCAATGCCGGAAGTTCTTTAACAAGCATGTCATTTACTTCCTCAATCATTTTTTGTAAACTATCAATCATGTCTTGTGCAGCAAGAATGACCTGTGACTTTTCTACCTGTTCATTTTCTGTAATAATTTTTGGGACTTTAAGTGATTGATAATGCTCAGTCAAAGCCTGGCCCATGAATACTAATTTC